TACCACATATCTCTGTCACATATGATTCCCAAATTTGCGACGGATGCATTAGCATCGGTTGGCTGTGGTGGGGCGTTAGCATAGTCAATAAAAACGATATGCACCTATGAAAGACGCCTTCGACTACTTTGATAAGCATCCAGACTCAGCTAAAAAACGCAATATGACTGAAGAAGAGTATGAAGAGTATCGTATGGAGGTTATTATGCGTAACGGCAACAGCGGAGAGCATTATGACGAGATGTATTTCGAGCATATGCGCCTTCGAAAAATAGATAAAGATTTACGAACAGAACCTTGGGACGATGGAGAACACGAAGACATTGAATAAAACAGTTGACGAATGGCGAAAGAACTGGATGTATGTGATATGTATGTATCTTGAAAACAACTATGAAAAAATTAAAGAAACAGAAGTACTGTCACACGAGCGAATACGAGTCAACAACGACGAGTATAAAGTGGATATCAACGACTACACAGGGAGTGATACCAATTACATATTCTTTAACGCAGCAAACGGAAGGCTTGTAATACAGCGCCATAACCGCCTAAGCGTAGAGAAGTTTGATGTTGAAATTGTTTAGCGTATATTTATATCGTGAAAAACTATTTCGGTGTACTTACTATGCGTGAAGCCCTTGAGGCTCGCGCCTATATCATTCAAGATAAACCTGAGGACTTAGCCTTTGACATTGTAGCAGAACGCAATGGAATGGCTGAGTTCTTCTTGGTTGAAGAGGACGGTGAAAACGTATGGAACTCTCGCGATGACTACGAGCCATCAACAGTAACCTTTAAGGCGATCACCGAAGTAAAGGAAGAAAGCTTTTGGTATGTTGTAGTATGTCGAGCCACAAAGTCTTTTATCATAGCCCACAGCTCTGGTATCTACAAAGATGAGTACCTAGACGGTGATGCGTATACACTGCCAGTAGATAAATGTTTCATAATTAATTATAAAGAGTTTACAAATGTCAACTCCTAAATACTACATAGGAAGATATAAGAAGATTCACGCTATGGATGTTGTGCTTGACTTCCAAGAGGACTCATACAACCTTGGCGTAGCAATCGCCTATCTTCTTCGAGCTGGGCATAAGCCCGAAAACTCCAAAGAGCAGGACATCCAAAAAGCGATAGTCCATCTACAGGAGGAGCTGGCGCACCTAAAAGAAAACCATAGTGATAACTAAAGAGAGTGAGCTATTTGAATTTATAAAAGGCAGGTTCATACCTGACCTTAGAGAATCTGACGATAAGTTTTCCAAGTACGATTGCTACTCTGAGAAGTTCAGACTAGATATAGAATTAAAGTGCCGACAGACGCACTACGATGACCTCCTGATAGAGAAGGCCAAATACGACTACCTCGTATCTCGCGCACAGCGATTCAATACCAAAGCATTTTATGTAAACTCTACGCCCAATGGCGTATATGTGTTTAACCTATCCACCCTCCCAGAACCTAAGTGGGAAGATAGGATGATGCCTAAGACATCTCACTTCTCTAACCGCTCAAAGGTCAGCAAAGAGGTGGGCTATATTAATGTCTCTAGCGCAAGAAAAATATATGGCTAAATATGAAAAAGAAATTACCCTCACGCTGGGAAAGCCTCCTAGCCTCAATAAATTCTATGCCGGTAAGCATTGGACTGTTAGAAAGCGATTGGCGGATGACTACAAAAGGTTGGTTAAAGATGCTCTTGATTCTTTTGATACGCTTACCATTTCTCGCTTTGAGCTACGTGTTAATTATAACAGTAGGTTCGATTGCGACAATAGTATTTTATGCTGCAAGTTTGTTGCTGACTCCCTCGTTGAGAAAGGCTACGTGGCAGATGATTCGCCAAAGTATTATCGTAAGCTGGTCATATGTTATGAGCCGGACCTACCGAAAGAAACATACGAAGTAATTATCAGGTACTATGAATGACGAAATATTGTACGTTACTAATAAGGGCATCAGGCGCAAAATAGATGAGCTACAACACCAGATGGTTGTCATATTTGCCAACACTGGTAAGGATTCTACCAATGACGAGATGCGAGAAGCCTACCGTCAAGAGAACATCCTTATGGATAAGATACAGTCGCTTGACCCTAACTATGAAAAGCGCATACGTCCCTATGGAAGAAAAGGATATTGATGAGGTTATTGTTAATCAGAAGATTGATATATACTTGGCAGTAAAAGATATCGTTGGAAGGGGACGGCCTGTGACTATGTATGGCATCAGCCGTATTACAGAGCTATCACCTAGTTACATATGGACGAAATTTGGATTAACAGGAGACCTTATGCGCATCATTAACAATGCCGAAGAAGAAAATAAAATACGACAAGCAGTTAGTAGAGAAGGAGTGTCTACTGTCAAAGCAAAACGGAAGGATAAGCGAACCGCTAGGTAGGTTTATTCTTGAGCGATGCAATGAGATTGCAGGTGCGTACTTTGAGACAGAAGGATACAAAGAGCTACATCAAGCCTTAGTGGATGAGGCCGTACTGCGCATATGCGAAAAATTCCTGCACTATTATAAAGAAGGAAAGTCTGGAGCAAACCTAGTCATATCGATGGCTATATCGACAATGCTGAACAAGATAAAGTCCCTTGCTTGGTCAGATGTTTATGGAGAAAAGCAAAAGTCCTACATAGAGTACTTTCAGGATGGAGCTTGGGTTCGTAAATTAGAAAAGTTAAAAAGGGACGATAACATAGGTCAATTATTATAATGGAAACAATTTTGTTAATTATATCGGCAGGCTTCCTAGGAGCCGGACTATTTGTCTTTGAGCCGTATATGGAGCTTATTGGTGAGTACGCAAACTTCAAACCCTTTAACTGTGTGTTCTGTCTCACGTTTTGGATTTGCTCTATTGTGTTCTACCTTATCAACTTTCCGATGCACTACAGCATCATCTCAGCGGTAATAGCGGAACTAACCTATAGAAAGCTAGTTACCTATGGAGAAGGAGAATAAAGACAGTGGATTCCGTTTCCTTTATTGGGACGATATCTGCCATCATTCTATTAATAACAATAAAGAAGAAGAAAATGCCGATTCCAAATCCTAAGGGCGATGAAACAAGAAAACAATATGTTGACCGATGTATGGGAGACGCTACAATGGTAGGTGAGTATCCAGATAATAAACAGCGATACGCTGTCTGCAATGTGCATTGGACAAAATCAATTAAATGACAAAGAAAAAGGAGGCTCCCCAGCCTCCTTTTTTAATAAACCTAAAAAACATAAACCACCTAAGTGCGAGACTTGGTTAGATAAATGAATTTATAATACGCTTCAAATATAGTAATAATAGAAGAATAACCAAGGACCAAAGCAAAATAATATCGGTCTTCTTCTCTTTTGAATATACCACCTTGTCAACAGTAATCTCCTTTGTGAAGAAGATAGTATCCTGCGGACACACCGCGTCGACAATGATAGTGTCATTGACACGTACAATCCTCAAAGAGACATTATTCTTAATGGTCTCAATAGTATCGTACTTACTGCTTACGATTGTGTCCCTTAGTACTCTCTCTTTTGTTATCAGGACTGTGTCCAGCTTTACAACCTCCTTTTGAAGTAGAGTAGGGTCCTTTGCAACTGCACGCTGTAGGTGCCAGTTCGCACCACACGATGTCATTATAAGGCATAGACTAAGAACCGCAAGCCTCACAATCATCTGGATTATCAATGTTACAGGTTGGCTGTGGCGCTTCCTCTAGGTCATTAAGCCAATTGTCAAAAGTTGATGTATCGTGTTCTCCCACCTTGTTTAATAGCTTTTAAAATTTGTTTGCGGTTATGCCCCTCGTTGAAGCTAACGTGAACCCACGATGGATTCTCATCATTGCCAAACTCCCAAATGAGCTGGTCCCAAATGAGATTGTCTTTGATGTAGTTAAAGACCTCTGCGTTGCGCTGACCCATATCAATGTCGCTGGCAGCACCCTTCAGGGCGCAGTGCTGCGATGAACTACTGCCACCAATAGCAGTATTCAATTTCACAGAGCGGAAGCCAGAGCTGATGTTAATAGGTCCTAGCGCATCTCGCAGTGGTTGAAGTACGTTATCACATAGGATACGTAGATTTTCAATCTGAGCGTCATTAGGGACGTTCTCAATGCGTTTCTTAGTAGCTGTAGAGCTACGGGTCATCTCGTTAAGAGAAAAGTTCTCAGAGAGCTTCATTTGCCTTGTCCTTTGTAAGGCTTAGTATAGTTCTTTGAAGCCTTGTTGTTAGATTCACTCTTGGAGTGCTTGCCACGCTTCTTACTCTTGCTTACGTAGCTCGTTGCTGTTTGCAGTTTTGCCATTAAAAACGATTTATTGCATCTTGAATATCAAGGTGATGGGTGTGGACCTTCATATCAATCCCCGCTTCCCAGCGCCACATCTCCTTACCGTCCCTAAAAAGAATAATAGTAGGAACGCTTTTAATATTATACTTCTCTTTAAAAGAAGGCTTTGCCTCGATATCCACCCTGTATAGTTTAGCGCCATACAACTTGCCAAGGTCTTTATAGCCATTCTTAGTGTTAAAAGAAGCGTTAAATTCAATTACAGACTTACCCTCTGGCTGGTCGCTAACTGTGGTAAACGACAAAAAAAATAAAAGGGAAATCAAAAAGCCTCTCATCGCGCCTCGAAGATTCGATTTTCAATCTTATCAAGTTGATTCTTGATTTCCTCGATGTTCTTAGCGTTAGACATAATGGTATTGCGTACCAATTCATCCTTTAGCTGAAACTCCATACGGGATACAGCGGGCTCAGGAAGCTCCTTTGCTAATTGAATTTCAGCCTGTAGGTTGTAATACATACCTACTGCAATAGACAGACCAACGCCAAGAGCAATTAAAGTCTTGACGCTTACTCCAAGCATTGTGTCTTCTCCTATCTCTTTGAAATTACCGTTGCCTTCGTACTCTTTCATTTTTTAGAAGCGAATTTCTCTAGTCCGGCAACGCCAAAAGAACCTAGAGTTATATATACAAAAGAGTTATATGTAAACTCATTAATAATCAAATCTTTGCCCATCCAACCAGTGGCGATATCCGCAACCATCACAGCAACCATAACGCCAAAAGACAAGAAACCAAGTACTGTTTTCTCGTTAATATCGTTAGAGTCCTTGAATATATTGAAGATTTTCATATGGGTCTTTTGTAATAATTTACAAAAAAGAAAGGGCTGCCGAAGCAGCCCCATCACCAACCAAACAAAATAAACTACGCTAAGACTACTCAGCTTCTTGTACCTCAAACTCTCCAGTTTCAAGGTTTAATGAACCCGCTGCTCCATCAGCAAATTCTTTAGAGATTTCATTCATAAACTCCTGAAGCGATGAATTTACTGAATTCATTTCTTCTTCTAATGAGCTTTTACGTTTTTTGATTTGCAATTCGGTAATGGTCAAGTTGCCCATCTCGTAGGTAATCTGTTCTTGACGCTGACGAAACCCTTTACCTTTTTCTAATTGCTCTTCTGATACTTTTGCCATAACTAGTTGTATGTGTTAACAGTCAAATATAATAAATTTATACTTGTTCTGCAACAACCGAACCAATAGTTTTGGTAACTGTTTTAGGTGCAACTTTGTCAGCAATCTGAGAATCAACTGACACTTTAAGTTCAGCAACACGTTCTTCGCCCATCTCAGCCTCTACCCAGCCGACAACGTCAGCCTCTGTAAGGCTATCGAATGATACAAAAGAAGAGGCATCAAGTGTCTCTACGGAGATAGTCTGCGTACCGATAACGGTTGCTTGATGCTCACCAGACTCGTCAACACCGGTCAAACGCCAGTGTACGTTATAAACTACATCGGTTAGTTCAGAGTGTGTGGGATATGTGTCTACAGTTTTGCAGTCCCAAGAATAGGTATTGTTAGCCATTTTTATGTTCTTTTTTATTAATATACAAAGGTTTATCTATTGTTCCAATGATTGAAGCTTGGAACTCCTCCATAGACATTTCTATAAGAGGGGTTCCTGATTCTTCAATTTCTTTACGCAACTCTTGCGTTAGTGGTTTCATTATCATCCCGTGGTGTACATTGGAATTGCGTAGTCCGTTGTTCCGACACGTACAGCCAACCAAGCGTCTGGTGCTGCAAGAACGACTCCTTCATCTGTTGTTCCTACTGCTTGTTGGACGCTCTGTCCGTCAAAGGCTCCGGTATTTGGGGTTGTTGCAGTCTGTACGAACTTAACACCTGCGTAGTTAGAGTTACCGATATT